ACAATTGACGCTGGCGGGGCGACAGTAACCTTCTAAACAAGCGAAAGCAGGAATCATGACAGCAAGAATGCAACAACGCCGAGATACGGCAGCAAACTGGACCAGCACAAATCCAACACTTGCAGCTGGCGAAATGGGTATTGAAACAGATACCTATAAATTCAAAGTTGGCAATGGTTCAACTGCATGGGCAACTTTGCCATACTCAGTTGATATTCCTTCACAAACAGGTCAATCTGGAAAGTTTCTTAAAACAAACGGCACAGTTACAAGTTGGGACACTGTAGCTGGCGATATTGAAGGCGTAACAGCTGGCACTGGTTTGTCAGGTGGTGGTACAAGCGGTACAGTTACAGTTTCAATTGACACTGCTGTTACTGCTGATCTTACAACCGCACAAACGCTTACCAATAAAACTTTAACTTCGCCAATTATTAACACTGCAACTTTTAACGATGGTGTTGTAAAAGGACTTGAAGAAGATGTCAACGTTGTGGCTTCTGCTGCAACTGGCACAATCAACTTTGACGTTTCAACTGCTTCTGTTTGGTACTACACATCAAACGCAACCGCGAATCACACACTAAACTTTAGGTATTCAAGTGGAGTAGCGCTTAACTCAGCACTTGCCACTAACGACGCAATCACACTCGTTTGGCTAAACACTAACGGCGCAACTGCATATTATCCAAATGTGATACAAATTGATGGCAGTACTGTAACACCAAAAGTAACTAGTGCAATTAGCAGTGGAAATGCATCAGCTATTGATGCTTATACATTCACAATTATTAAAACAGCTTCTGCAACATTCACAGTTCTAGAAACACAAACTAAGTTCGCCTAAAGGGGATCAAATGCCTATTTTAGAATCATTTGCTGGAACCTCTGCGCGTGGTTTTGGTTTTGCTACTGGTTCAGGTTTTAATGGACCTATTGATTACTTAGTAATTGCTGGTGGCGGTGGAGGAGGCACTAACGTAGCTGGTGGCGGTGGAGCAGGTGGCTTGCGTTCAACTGTAACTGCTACAGGCGGCGGAGGTAGTTTAGAAACTGCTTTAACTATAAACGGTAAATCTGCTTATTACATAACTATTGGTGCAGGCGGAGCAGGTGGTACAGGATCTGATTCTGTCCGTGGTTCCAACGGCAATAATTCAACATTTGCAAGTATTGTTTCTATTGGCGGCGGTGGTGGTGGAACTTACGATAACTTGCCAAAGAATGGATTAGTTGGTGGTTCAGGTGGAGGCGGCGCTTCTTCAGCATCTGGACTAGCAGCAGGACTTGGCGGAGCTGGAACTACAAGTCAAGGTTTTTCTGGTGGAAATGCATTAGTTACTACCGGTACCCATTATCCTTCAGGCGGAGGTGGAGGCGCTGGCGCTGTTGGAGTAAACGCAAGTGGCAATACTGCTGGAAATGGTGGAGCTGGACTTGCTGTAAGCATAAGTGGATCATCTGTAACATACGCCGGCGGTGGTGGTGGCGGAAATAATGCTCTAGCTGGAACTGGTGGTTCTGGTGGTGGTGGAAATGGTGCTGTTTCTGGTAGCGCTGGCACACCAGGTTCTACTAATTCAGGTTCTGGCGGTGGCGGCGGTCACGCAGTGGGAGCTAATCCAGGTTCTTCTGGTGGTTCTGGAATTGTAGTCTTGCGTTATTCAGGAACTACAGCACGAGCAACTGGCGGAACTGTAACCAATGATGGTTCAAACACGATTCACACATTTACTTCATCAGGAACATTTACTCCTACTGGTGCAACAATTACTGCTAAAGCAACTGGCGGAAGTATAACAAGTGATGGAACTTATTGGTACCATACATTTTTTAATTCAGGAACATTTTCTCCTGCTTCAACATTATCCTGCGATCTTTTAATAGTTGCAGGTGGCGGCGGTGGCGGTAGAGGTACAGCATCAGGTGGCGGAGGCGCAGGCGGTCTCAGAGGTTTTACTTCACAATCGTTAACTGCAAGTTCTTACACAGTTACTGTTGGTTCAGGCGGAGCAGGTGCGACTGTATCTACTGCTCAAGGTAGCAGCGGAGGTACATCATCAGTTGTAGGAACTGGGTTTTCACAAGCATCCTCAGGTGGAGGCTCAGGCGCTTCTGAATCAACTGGAGTATCTACTGGATCAGCTGGTGGTTCTAGTGGCGGTGGCAACTATCGTGGTAACGCATCAGCATCTGGAAACTCTGGTGGCTATACACCAGCAGAAGGTTTTACTGGTGGAACAGGCCAAAATAACGGCCCTAGTGGTAACTGGACAGGCGGCGGTGGAGGCGGAGCAACTGCTAATGGACAAACTTCACCAAATGCTTTTACAAGTGGTTCAGGAGGAGCAGGTTCATCTGCGTATTCATCTTGGGGTTCTGCTACTGGTACAGGTCAAAATATTTCTGGCACTTATTGGTTTGCAGGCGGCGGAGGAGCTTCGGCTCAAAATGCTGGCGGAACAACGTGCGTTGCTGGAGTAGGCGGTAATGGTGGCGGAGGAGCAGGAATTTCAGATCAAACTGGCGGTTCTACTCTTGCTGGCATTAGTGGAACAACAAATACCGGCGGCGGCGGCGGCGGTGCTAGTACTCAAGGCGGCGGCGGCGCTGGTGGTAGCGGTATAGTTATAATTCGTTATGCAGTCTAACTAGGGGGATAAAATGACAGTAACTAAGATCAAACAAAACAAACCGACTCAATGCTTTTCATATGAAGTTAATATGTTAGTGCATATTATTGCAGACGATGAAGCAGCAGCTAAGTCACAACTTGATGAAAAAGGTGGCATTGTAACCAAACGTGATGTCAAGTTAGTAAATACAGTAATTCTTTACGGCGAAGATAAGGATAAGTAAATGGGTCACTATGCAAAAGTAGAAGATGGAATTGTCACACAAGTTATTGTTGCTGATGGACCAGACTGGTGTGAACAAAACTTAGGTGGAGAATGGGTTCAAACCTCATATAATACAAAAGGCGGAGTTCATTCAAATGGCAAGTTTCCAATTCACAAGAACTACGCTGGCATTGGTTACACCTTTGATGGCGTCGGGTTTGCAGCACCGCAACCGTTTGCTTCTTGGACAAAGAATATAGACACTTATCTTTGGGAAGCACCAACTCCGATGCCAACGGAGGGCGGTCCCTACAAGTGGGACGAAGACACACTTTCTTGGGTTGAAGTGCCAACAGAATGAAAAAGGTCGGGGGACCAATAAGATTTCACGTTGTGGCATTGCCACACACACAAGTAACAAAAGACTTTACAAGCTGCGCATTCACCGAAAAGGTAAGGCGCTTCTGTATCATGATGACAGATCTTGGCCATGAAGTTATTCTTTATGCTGGATCAGAAAATGAAGCACCTGTAACAGAACTAGTAACTTGTATTTCAGAAGATGAAAGACAAGCTGCTGTAGGTAATAATCACTATACTTCAGCTTCATTTGATACAACTTTACCGCATTGGCAAATGTTTAATGGCAATGTCATTAAAGAAATGACCGATAGACTACAACCAAAAGACTTTATTTGTCTTATTGGTGGATATGCTCACAAACCAATTGCAGATGCTTTCCCAGATCATATGTCAGTAGAGTTTGGCATCGGTTATGGTGGGACTTTTGCAAGATACCGTGTGTTTGAGTCTTATGCATGGATGCATTCAATCTATGCAGGTCATAAAAATCCAACCACAGTAGATGGTGGATTCTTTGATGCAGTTATAAATGGTTACCTCGAGCCTAAAATGTTTCCAAAAGGATCAGGCAAAGGTGACTATTACTTCTATATTGGACGCATGATCGAGCGAAAAGGCTTTAGAATTGCTCAAGAAGTATGTGAACGATTAGGCAAAAGGTTAATTTTGGCAGGTCCAGGTGATGAAAGAGGCACCGGTTATGGCGAGTTTATAGGCAATATTGGTCCTGAAGAGCGAGCAGAACTAATGGGAAATGCCATTGCTTTGTTTGCTCCAACTACTTATATTGAACCATTTGGAAATATAGTAGTAGAAGCTCAGACTTGTGGAACTCCAACAATCACAACCGATTGGGGAGCTTTTACAGAAACTAATATCCACGGAATTACTGGTTTTAGATGTAGATCTCTTGCAGACTTTATTAAAGCTGCAGAAGATGTAAAAGATCTTGACAGAGATTTTATCAGAAAACAAGCAATAGAAAAATACTCACTTAAAGCAATTGCACCTAAGTATGAAGATTACTTTCAAAGGTTGTTGACCCTATGGGACGATGGCTGGTATCAACTAAGCACAGAAAAGGCAGATAAATGAGTCTATCGAATAGACTGCGTAAAGCAGGAGAAAAAAGGTCAAACAATCAGTACCTTGAACCATTTTTACCTGGCCGCGCTCTATATGCAACTCCAGCTGGAGTAGATGTAAACTCTGATACAGCAATTCGCATGTCAACTGTTTATGCTTGCGTACGACTATTAGGTGACACTATTAGTTCTCTTCCACTTTCTGCTTATGTCCGTCGTGGACGTTCTAGAATAAATTATGCATCAGTATATGGCGATATGCCTGCTTGGATTAACAAACCAAATCCTGATTCAACTCGTTTAGAGTTCTATGAGCAAGTAATTTCTTCTCTAAACCTTCATGGCAATGCATTCATTTTAACCGTACGTGACGATCTGGGCGACGTTCAAGAACTTTACTGCATAAACCCACTCCAAGTTCGTATTCGTCGTCCTGATCCAATGGGCGAGATTGAGTACATAGTTACGCTTGCCCAAAATGCGCAAGATCCGGTAAACCAGTTCTACGATAATGCACAACCTTTTGATCCAATGTCAGTAAAAACAATGGTGCTAACAAAGAATGAAATGCTACACATTCCTATGTTTAGACTACCTGGACAATTGCTTGGACTTGGCCCTATTGCAGCAGCTCGCATTACTTTAGGTTCTGCTATGGCCGCAGAAGTTTATGCAGCAAGTTACTTTGGAAATGCAGCAAATCCTGGTGGAGTTATTGAATCTCCAGGTGAAATGACTGAAGAGCAAGCCGCTGACATTGCACGAAACTGGAATATGTCACACACAGGACCTTATCGTGCAGGAAAGCTTGGCATTCTAACTAGCGGCGCAACATTTAAGCCGCTTACTCTTAATGCTGCAGATGCACAATTGCTAGAAGTACGCAGGTTTGGTGTAGAAGAAATTGCTAGACTATTTCGTGTACCTGTATCTTTACTTGGTCATCCTGTTGCAGGAGCAATGTCATTCGCATCTGTTGAAGCTCAGAACTTATCATTTGTTCAGCACTCTTTAAGACCTTTACTAGAAAGACTAGAACAAGCACTATCACCATTGCTTCCTGAATCAGATGGATTTATTAAGTTTAACCTAGACGCTCTACTACGTGGAACAACACTAGAACGCTACGATGCCTATACAAAAGGTTTACGCGAAGGTTTCTTGAGTCTAAACGATGTCCGTTATGTAGAAGATCTTGCACCTCTTGGAGAGTCTGGAGATCAATACCGTGTTCCGCTGCAGAATATTGATGCGGCAGATGCAAAAGATGTTGGCTTAAACCTACGTGCCGATATTGCAGCCAAGTTAATTCAAGTAGGTTTTGATCCAAAATCAGTAATTGATGCTGTTGGTTTACCTGATATGAATCACACAGGTTTACCTTCAAATCAATTACAACCAATCTCTACAATCGATCCAGCGGATCCAAAAGCAGCATACGAGGTTGAATAATGCCATATTACATTTCTCAAGCACAAAGCGATTGTGATGGATGGGCAACTGTAAAACAAGAAGCAAATGGTTCATATACAACCATTGGTTGTCACCAAAGCAAAACAGATGCAATCGACCAAATGATTGCAATATCTCTGGCTGAGAATATTGAACCAGGCGGAGAAGTAAACTCAAGGAGCAAAATGAAAAAAATCGAACGACGCACATATACTGTGCAAGATGTTGAAACTCGGGCAGATGACGATGGAAAGCTACGCTTGTCAGGATATGCAGCAAAGTTTGATAGTCCTAGCGTTCCACTACCATTCGTCGAAACAATCGCTAAAGGTGCATTTAGAAAAACTTTAACAGAAATACCTGATGTCCGATTACTAGTTAATCATGAAGGACTTCCATTAGCTCGTACTAAAAATGGTACAATGACGCTAACTGAAGATGACATTGGATTAAGATTTGATGCTGAATTAGCAGATACTCAAGAAGCAAGAGATCTACATGCTCTTATTGCTAGAGGCGATGTAGATCAGATGAGTTTTGCATTCCGTGTAATTAGACAAAAGTGGAACGAAGACCGCACTATGCGTGTTTTAACAGAAGTATCGTTAGCTGATGGTGATGTTTCAGTAGTTACTTATCCAGCTTATCCAGCCACTTCAGTCGAAGCTCGTGAGCATCTAAAAAATGCTATTGATGCCGTCAAAGAAGGAAGAGAAATATCTGGAGACTCTCTACTAGTTCTAAAAAGCATTTTTGAAGACCTGAGTGAAGGTCATGACTATGTAATGAAGTCAGTAGAACTAATGGCTCAATTACTAGGAAATCAAGAAGTTGAAATCGAAGACGACATGGAAGATTCTACTTACATGGAAGATGAAGAAGATAAAAACCTTGTAGAAGAAGTTTCTGTACCAAGATCTATATCTCTTCGTCTAGCAAAAGCAATAGTAAACAACACAAAATAATATTCTGTTAGCAAATAGTTAACAGATACCGAAGTCGGAGCGAGACTCACACCCCAAAAGCGCCGTGATGCTTATCGCCACCACCTCGATTAAACTCATAAGGAGCAGAATACAATGTCATACCTTGACAAAGTAATCGAGCGCCGTGATGCAGTTAAGGCAGAAATGGATGCAGTTCTTGAAGCAGTAGCTGAAGAGAACCGTACCGACCTTACTGCAGAGGAGACCGAGAAGGTTGACGCTCTTGTAGAAGAGTCACGTTCACTCGATACAAAAATCGAAAAACTGAAGTCACAGGCTGATGCAGACGCTAAGGCTGCAGAAATCCGTTCAGCAGTTGCACCAGTTGCAACACCAGTAGGCGGCGCTCGCGTTGTCTCTGAAGCTCGTACATACACACCAGAAGCAGACGTTTCATTCGTAAAAGATGCGTACAACGCACAATTTAAGAATGACTTTGCTGCATCTGAGCGTCTTGCTCGTCACATGCGTGAAGAGAAAGTCGAAAATCGTGCAGTTGCCACTGGCAACTTTGACGGTCTTGTGGTACCACAGTACCTAACAGATCTAGCTGCACCATTTGCACGTGCTGGCCGTCCATTCTTGGATGCTGCAACAAACAAGCACACACTACCTGCAAGCGGAATGACACTAAATATCAGCCGCATGACAACAGGTACAACAACTGCAATCCAAGCAACACAAAACTCAGCAGTGTCAAACACTGATGCAGATGACACACTATTGACTATCAATGTGCGTACAGTTGCAGGACAGCAAGACATTTCACGCCAAGCAATCGAGCGCGGTACAGGAATTGATTCATTCATTCTTGCAGACCTAATTCGTTCATGGCACACAACACTAGATAGCCAATGCTTAAACGGCGATGGCACATCAGGAACAGTTCTTGGTCTTGATAATTCTGGTGGAAATGCAATCACTTACACATCTACTGCTCCAACAGTTCAGCTTCTTTATCCTAAGCTCGCTGATGCTGTACAGCAAGTTCAGACAACTGCATTCCAGCAACCAACACACTGGATCATGCACCCACGCCGCTTAGCTTATCTAATTGCAGCAGTGGATTCATCAAACCGTCCACTTGTTGTACCAACAGCAGGCGGTCCAATGAACACAATTGCATCTGGTGCAGGAGCAACATCATATGGTAACTCAGGTTACTCATTGATGGGTCTTCCAATCATCACTGATGCAAATGTCGGAACAACTTTCGGCGCAGCAACAAATCAAGACAAGATCTATTGCGTTGCAGCACCTGAAATGCACCTTTGGGAACAACCAGGAACACCATTTGCATTGAACTTTGATGCAACTACTGCTGGTAGTTTGACAATCAAGTCTGTTGTTTATGGCTACGCAGCCTTCTCAGCAGGTCGTTACCCAGCAGCTGCCTCGATTATCTCAGGCACCGGTTTGGTAGCTCCAACATTCTAAGCAAAGCTTAGAACAATAGTGTAGAGCCGGTAAGACTCCCCCGACTTATCGGCTCTACACCTTTAATGGGGGTAAGTATGAAATCGTCACATAAAGTTTCAATTGGAGCATGTGATCCAGGTTCAGTTAATGCTGCTTGGGCATATACAATGATTCAATTGACACAAGCTAGAAGTTCAAGATTAGGTCCATTCATAAGAATTGAAGGATCTGGTTTATTAAGTAAGTTACGTAATCGTGTAGTTGCAACTTTTTTAGATAATACAAAGTCTGATTGGTTGCTAATGATAGACACAGATGAGCAATTAAGTGTGCAAGCATTTGATAAGTTAATTGAAACTGCTCACGATAAAGATAGACCAGTTGTAGCAGGACTTTATTTTGCAGCTTGGGATGCAAATGAAAACTTATATCCTGTTCCTGTTCCATTGATCTTTAATGATACTACTAAAGGCTTTGCGCCTATAAATGACTACAAACGTAATGCAATTTTTGAGATTGATGCTGCTGGTACTGGTTGCATACTAGTCCATCGTAGTGTACTTGAAAAAATGCGCGAAACAGCAGATCCAAACCAAGGCACAAACTGGTGTTGGTTTTGGGATGGACCTATAAATGGTGAATGGATAAGTGAAGACTTACTATTCTGCCGTAAAATCAAGCATTTAGGTTTCCCTATTTATGCCAATACAGGTGCCATATTGCCGCATCAGAAAAGATACTGGTTACATGAAGGACATCATACTGAACGGCAAAGTAATGAAGATATTTAAGAAAAAACAAACAGCAACAGCTTTGCCCGATTTAGAACGAGCAATGCAGCCTAAATTAGAGAAAAGGATAACGCATGGCACTAACAAACGCCTATTGCACCCTGTCGGATGTGAAGAATGCTCTTGCAATCGAGGACATCAATGACGATTTAGCTATAGAAGCTGCAATTGCTGCTGCATGTAGAATGATTGATGACTACACCGGTAGATTTTTTTACAAAGATGGCACAACTGCCGCACCTGTAGTTCGTTATTACACACCAAACGATTGGTGGGTCTGTAATACAGATGACTTTATTTCGCTTAGCGAAATTGCAACAGATGATAACTTTGACCGCAATTACACAACAATTTGGTCCGCAACAGATTACATGATAGAACCAATTAACAACCCACGTAGAGGTTGGCCTTATACACGAATTTTAGCCGTTGATCGATACCTTTTCCCTCGTTTATATCCTCAAACTGTAAAAGTAACAGGAGTATGGGGATGGTCTGCTGTACCTTCAGAGATCAATTTAGCTGCACGTTTGCAAGCATCTAGATTGTTTATTCGAAAGCAATCTCCTTTTGGAGTTGCCGGTTCTGTTGATATGGGAACAGTAAGATTAACCTCTAGATTAGATCCAGATGTTGAAGCATTGATCCGTCCACTTAAGAAGTTAAACGGAGTTGCATACTAATGCTACCAAGTAAAGTCCGAGAAGGATTAAAAAACAATTTACAAGAAATAGATGGACTTAGAGTTTATGATTTAGTCCCTGATGTAATTGTGCCACCATGTGCAATAATTGGTCAATTAGATCTTACATTCGATCTTAATAATGCTCGTGGATTAGATCAGGCAAACATAGATGTAATGGTTATTGTCCAGAGATTCTCTGAAAGAACAGGCCAAGACAAGCTCGATAAATATCTTTCTGGTTCAGGAGATTATTCAATAAAAGCAGCAATTGAATCAGATCGTACTCTCGGTGGAGAAGTCGATACGCTTAGAGTTACTGCGGCTCAATCAGGAGTTTATCAAGCTGCTGATGTTGAATATTTATCATACCGATACCAAGTAACCATATATGGAGATGGAGCATAATGTCATATACAATAAAATCCGATAATTTTGTATTCGGAAACAAGAAAAAAGGTGACCAAGTCACTGAAAAAGAATTGCTTGATGAAGGTTGCAACCCAGAAGCACTAGTCAAGGGTGAACATCTATCAAGTAATACACCAACCAAACCAGTAATAGAAAAAGGAGCGGACGAATAATGGCCCGTTTAGTTCTTACAAACGCATATATCACTATAAATGCAGTCAATCTTTCTGACCACATTGCAAGTGTTACTTTAACAACAAACGATGACGTTGTGGAAACAACTGCATTCGGTTCAACTGCTCGTACACGTGTTGCTGGACTTGGTGATAATTCAGTAGCAATTGAATTCCATCAAGATTACGCAACAAGCAATGTTGAGGCAACAATTTATCCACTACTTGGAGCTACAACATCAGTTGTGGTTAAGCCAAATGGAGCCACAACAGCAGCAGATAATCCATCTTACACATTCACAGCTTTAGTCTCAGAGTGGACTCCACTAAATGGAGCAGTTGGAGAGTTAGCAACTGCATCTGTAACCTGGCCAATTAGCGGCGAAGTAACTAAGGCGGTAATCTAATGGCACGTATTGTATTAACTAACGTAGCAGTTACTTTCGGAACAACAGATATTTCGTCTTATGTTACTTCTGTGACATTAGGATCTACTTATGATGTTGTAGAAACTACAGCTTTTGGCAATACCGCACGCACACGTGTGGCTGGACTTGCTGATAACAGTGTTGCTCTTGAGTTTAATCAAGACTATGCTGCAGGAGCTTTAGAAGCAGTTATTTATCCAACTCTTGGTACAGCAGTTTCAATTACTGTTCGTCCAGTAGCTGGTACATCACCTGCATATAGTTTCAGTGCGCTAGTTTCAGAATGGACACCACTAAATGGTGCCGTTGGTGAACTTGCAACTGCATCAGTAACTTGGCCAATCAGTGGTACAATCACTAAATCCTAATCTAACAAGGGGGAAATCATGGACGGTCTTGGAATCAAAGTAAAAACAGTTGATGGCAATGAAGTTAGTTATAAATTAACTCCTCGTGTCATTGTTGCATTCGAGCAGCAATATGGCAAAGGAATGCCTAAACTCCTTGGTGAAGAACAAAAGATTGAACACGTTTATTGGTTAGCATGGAAGTGCATGCAATCTAATGGCGTGATTGTAAAACCATTTGGTCCAGAATTCTTAGACACAATTGCGTCTGCTGAATTGGATTCAGATGATTCTTTCGGATCCACCGAGACAGCTTAACGTATAACGTAGCAGCTATCTCGGTGGAAACTGGTATTTCACCCATAGATCTAATAGATGCACCTGAAGGAATACTTGAGGCTATTACTATTTATCTTAAAGAGCGAGCAAAGGGTAAATAAGTGGAAGAAGACACACGGATTATTTTAACAGGCATCGAGCCAACTCTAAAAGCTCTAAAAGAGTTTGACAAGAAAGCTGTTGCTAAGTTTAACAAAATAGTTAACACTGAGTTAAATAATGCCGAAGGTGCTGCTCATCGTTTAGTTGATAGCATTCAAAGTAGAACTACAAATACTCCAATGCGCAATTGGAGACCAACAGCAGCAGTAAGTGGACGAACATGGGGCGGTGCTGGTTGGCCTGCTTGGGACACTAATACAATTAAAGCAGGAATTACTGTCTCAAAAGCACAACGACGTACTCGTAAAGATTACACAAGTAGTGCTGGTGCTTTGCTAAATACTTCTGATGCTGGTAAAGTATTTGAACTTTCAGGACGTAATAAAAAAAGTGGATCATTTATTGAAAGACTTAACTGGTTTGGAAAAGCTTCTCGTCTTGTTTGGAAAGTTGTAGATAAAGAAAGACCACGCATTGAAAAAGTAGTAGAAAAAGCTTTAGAAGACGCGAAACGTGAACTACAAAATCATCTTAATTCAGCGGGAAAGGTAGACTAAAATGGCAGTTGGTGCAGTAGTCGCCCGCATTCTTACACAATACTCTGACAAAGGTACAAAAGCCGCCGTCAAAGATATTGGTAAGATGGAAAAAAAGTTTGGTGACTTTGCAAATAGAACTGCAAAGAAGTTTGGTTTAGCTGCAATTGCAGCAGGAGCTTTTGCTGCAAAAATTGGTTATGACGCTGTTAAAGCAGCTATGGAAGATCAGAAGTCTCAAGTACTTCTTGCCAATTCACTTAGAAATACAGTCGGCGCAACTGACGCGGCTATAGCCGCAACAGAAGAATACATTACTGCAATGCAAGCAGAGTTTGGTATTGCAGATGACCAACTTAGACCTGCTCTCGCTGGATTGGCTGCAGTAACTGGAGACGTTGGAAAAGCTCAAGCATTACTTGGCACTTCAATGGATATTGCAGCGGCCAAAAATATAGATCTAAATACAGCATCAAAACTCCTTGCCAAAGCATACGGCGGAAACATTGGTGCACTTAAGAAGTTATTCCCACAGATTTCTGCAGCTACTGTTAAATCCAAAGATTTTGCAGCAGCAATGCGTGAGATTTCAGGTGAAACAAAAGGAGCCGCAGCTGCGGCAGCCAATACGTTTGCTGGACAAATGGAAAGAATTAAACTTGCATTTGGCGAAGCATCTGAATCTCTTGGTTATAAGTTAATTCCACAAATCAAGTCATTTGCCGATCTTATTATTAACAAGGCTATTCCTGCAATTCAGAAGTTTGTAGATGAAAATGGCGATAAAATTGCAGCAGGATTTAAGACTTCTATTGGATATGGCATAGCATTTGCTAAGTTAATGTACGATATGTTTAGTTTTGTTGCTAGAAATATTAAAGTATTTGCAACTCTTGGCGCTGTAATCATTGCTGCTTTCTTTGGAGCTAAAGTTGCTGGAGCCGTTGCTGCTTTAGTAACAGGTATTCAAGCAATTATTAAGGTCATGAAAGCACTTCGTACAGTTTCACTTGCATCTGCAGCCGCAACTGCATTAGCTACAGGTGGTATCTCAGCCGCAGCTGGAGCAGCAGCATTTGGAGTTGCTTTAGTAGGTATAGGTGTTGCAGCAAATAAGTTTAACAAAGATTCAGATAAAGCAGCGGACTCATTAGGCAAGTTTGAGTTCAATGCTAAAGGATTTTCTGCATCAGCATCAGATTATACTAAAGGCATAGAAGGAATGACCGGAGCAACAAACGGTCTTGCTAAAGCGACAGACGATGCAGCCAAAGCAAGTGAATTGTTACTTAAACTTCGAAACAAGTTTGGACTAAAAGGACTTAAAGAGACTGATCCAATTACACTTGAAGCAATCCGCAAGAATCAAATCAAACAAGCAAAACTTGGTATTTCAAGTCCAACAATTTCGTTACTAGCATCTGCTGGACATGGAAATATTGCAAAGAACACAACTATGAATGGTGGAAACATCACAGTCAATGTTGCTGGTTCTGTTGTTTCACAAGGTGATCTTGTAAATGGTATTAAAAATGGTCTTGCAACTCTTATGCGCCGACGTGGTGGCAGTCAGTTTGCGGTGCTCTAATGCCAGCAAATGCACCTACACTTACAGTTTCATTTAGTAATGGTGGAGCTTTTACGGCTGTTAGTGCTGATCTTTTGCTATCTGTTGAAATCCGTAGAGGTCGTCAATATCAAAATGACTTTTTAGAAGCTGGAACTGCTGATGTTGTACTTAACAATCAGTCAGGTGCTTTTGATCCAAGCAACACATCAAGTCCATGGTATGGGATTTTAATTGCGGGAATGCAAGTAAGAATCCAAGGCAATTCGACAACAATTTATACAGGTTATTTAGAGAACAACGAAGTTAATCAAGGTATTTACCCTACCGTATCATTGACATTTGTCGATGGTCTTGCACAGATTGCCAAAGCAATTGCACCGGCATTAGCAACTAGTAATTTTTCAGAAGCAGCTTCCGCTAGAGCAACTAGAGCACTTGATCTTGCTGAATGGACTGGTGGACGTAGTCTTACCGGAACAACAGTTATGCAAAAGACAAAACAAAATATGAGTTGTCTTGAAATGCTAGAACAATGTGCTAATTGTGTTGGTGGACGATTCTATGTAAGTCGATCAGGAGTTGCAACTCTTGTTCCATTAGCCGATAAGTTTACTCGTCCAACTAGATTATTATTTAGTGACCAAGGCGATGCAAACAGTGTTGGTTACGATGGCATCATTACTAATCCTGGAACTGATTATGTTTACAACGAAGCAATAGTATTTAGAGGTCCAAAGAAAGCTCAAAAGACAGCAAAGTTTACATCCAGTGTTTCTACATATGGACTTAAGTCTAAAAAATTAGATGCTCCTATTTTAAGTGAAACAAGTTCAACAAATCTTGCTTTATATGCTGCTAGAAAAGATGCTGATGCTGTTGTATTAGCAGAACAGATTGACTTTACAGCAATCGGTATTGGTGCACTTGCAACTGATATGCTAGAAACAGAACTAAATGATCTTGTCCAAGTAAAGCGTTTAACTTACGATGGACGAAACATTACAATTGACTGTGTTGTAGAAGGACTAGCTCATTCTATAACTGCAGATAATTGGAGAGTTAGTTATTTTACATCCGTAGTTGACCCTTACACTATTACACTTTAGGGGGAGTAATGCCACTTTGTCCGCAAATCGTAATTACACCGATTACAGTTACAACAACTGGCATGACTACTACATCTATTATCCCTATTGTTGCAGCAACTACAGAAGAAGTAGATGAACTTCAAACTGAAATTGATACAATTGAAGTTGCTGTAAATGGTAAAAATCATATTTACAGACAAGCAACTGCGCCAGATGGATCTGTTTATCCATTAACCGAGGGTGATGTTTGGTTTGATACAGATGATGGTAATAAGAACTATTACTGGACAGGAACGGCCTGGGTTTCTGTACAAGATCTTGGCATTGCAGCAGCAGAAACAGCTGCGGCAGCAGCGGCATCTGCGGCAGCGGCGGCAACAGCAGCGGCAACAGCGGCACAGACTACAGCAGATGGTAAAAATAAGATTTATAGGCAAGCATCGGCACCAACTGGAACTTTTGTTGTTGGTGATCTTTGGTTTAATACTTCTGAAGATAATAAACCAAATCGATGGAATGGTAGTGCTTGGGAAGCTTATGGTTTTGGTAACCTTGCTATCGGCAATCTTGATGCTGGCAAAATTACAACTGGTTTTCTAGCTGCCGGTCGTATACAAGCAGCATCTTTAGACGCTACAGTACTTGCTGCAGGTTCTATTACTGCGGTTCAAATTGCTGCAGGAACTATCACTGGTACAAACATAGCTGCTGGAACAATTACAGGTGACAGAATTGGCGCTAGCGAAATTACTGCCACACAAATTGCAGGTGGCACAATTACTGCAGCTGAAATTGCAGTTAACACAATTACAGCAGATGAAATTGCAGTAGGTTCAATTACAGTAGATCGCTTGACTGCTGGAACATTGACTGCTTTTACACTTAGAACTTCTTCTGGTGCTCGTCGAGTTACTGTATCTGCTTCTACTAACTCAATATCATTTACAGAATCCAGTTCAACTGTTGGACACATCGGTCCAGCTTCTGTTGACGGCATTGTGATGCACTACGGCTCGACTTTCAATCCCAACGTCACTACCTACCCAAACGCTTATGTTTCATCGGGCGACGCTCGAATTGCTTACAGTTCGGGCATTTATGTGCAAGTTAGCTCGACAGGCGTAGTGATGAACGGAAACGTTTACACGCTAGACGCTTTTTACAATCAAGACTCATCAACCAGCGCAAACGCTGCCAATACCCGCATGGACACAGATGGCCGTACAAGACGAAGTACTGCTTCTAGTGCACGATTCAAAGAAGAAATTGTTGATCTTTCAACAGTTGCTGATCTAAACCCAAGTGGTTTATTAAGTTTACCAATTAGGGCTTTCAAGTTTAAGTCTGATTATTTAGATGCAACTGACAACAGATCAGGAATTCTAGTACCTGGACTAATTGCAGAAGAAGTTGCTGAACACTATCCGATTGCAGCAGATCGTGGTGCAGATGGATTAGTTGAGAACTGGAATGAACGTTTTGTAATTCCAGGTATGTTGGCTTTGATTCAAGATCTAAACACACGTATCAAAACACTCGAGGGGAATACAAATGGATAACTCAACAGAACTAGACATCAATGTTGTTATTGCTGTACTAAGAGAGCAGATCGGTCTGCTAGCTCTGGACAAAGCAATGTTGACTGCTAGAGTGGGGGATCTCGAAGCAAAACTCAAGGAGAAGAATGACTGTGAATGACTGGGCTGCGTTAATACTTGCGGTCATATCGATACTAGGTTCGTTTGTAGTGGCCGTAAGGTGGCTAGTTAAACATTTCCTAAATGAATTAAAGCCAAATGGCGGATCTAGTCTTAAAGACTCTGTAACTAGATTAGAAACACAAATGGAGTTAGTAATAACAATGCTAACTGATAGGGGCAAAAGTGAAAAACCTAAAAGAAATAGCAGATAGTTATATCGGTTATACCGAAGGAAAGAACAACGATACAGTTTTTGGCAAATGGTATGGACTTAATAACCAACCTTGGTGCGCAATGGCAGCATCAAAAGTTTATCACCAAGCAGGTTTAATAAGCAAAGTTGCACCAAAAAGCAAACCAAAAGGCTATGCTTCTTGTGATGAATGGCTTAAGTATTTAACAAAAAACAATCAGTTAGTGCCAATTGGTCAAGCAAAACGTGGAGATCTTGTATTCTTCCAGTTCGATACAGATGCTCAACCTGATCATGTAGGAATTGTCCAGTATCACAATACAACCTTAAAATACGTAAATGTATGGGAAGGTAATACGTCGGACAATAAAACAGGTAGCCAATCTAATGGTGACGGGTTCTATCTAAAACGCAGAAAATACGATACAATTATGGCAATTGCACGTCCAAAGAACTAAAGGAGTGTTATGAAACTCAAGCCAAAGCATAAAGCAGCAATTAAATCTTATTTAAGAGCAGTTGCAGCATCTGGTATTACCGTAATTCTTGCAATCGCAGCAGATATGCGTCCTGAATATGCAGTATTACTTGGATCCATTATTGCTCCAATTGTTAAGTCAATTGATCCAAACGAAAAAGAATACGGATTAGGAAGTAAGTAATGATGAGCTCGGGGGACTTATCAAAAGCCATAAATGATCTTTTGAATGAGCAAAGTAAACCACTTTGTACGGTTGGCAAAATTAAATTACAATTGCTTCCATCAGATGCTGATGCTTTAGAAAACTTAATCCAATCTAAAGTTACTATTCTGCAAATTGTTAACCTTCTTAGATCACATGGTTTTCAATTAGGAAATACTGTGCTTACAGTCCATCGTAAAAAACAATGCCCATGTTTTAGGACCCCATGACTCTATCTGACGACGCCAAGAAACTGCAACTAGAAGTAGACGAATCAGTTTCAGAACTTCGTCAGACTCTTGTACGGACACAAAAAGAATTGTCCAAAGCAAAACAACGGACAGAAGAATTAGTAGAAGCTACTATTCAAGCATGTAAAGATGCAACTTTGGCTTTAGGACCAATGAAGCCAATTGAAGGTCCAAAGGTAGATAAACGCCGCAAAAGAGCAGAAGTTGCTTTGTGGCATCTTACTGATTGGCAAGGAGCAAAAGTAACTCCTAGTTATAACTCAGAAATCATGAGAACTAGAGTTATGGACTTTACAACTAAAGCAACTAAAATTACAGAAATACAAAGACAAGACCATCCAGTCAATAATGTTGTAATTTGCTTTGGCGGAGATATGGTTGAAGGTCTTTTTAACTATCCTGCTCAACTATGGGAAATAGATCTTAGTTTATACGACCAATACATAACAGTTAGCCGTTTAATTGTAGATGTTGTACGACAAGCATTAGCAGTTTACCATCATGTAACTGTTATTGCAGAATGGGGAAATCATGGCCGAATCGGAAACAAAAGAGCGGACGTACCGAAGTCTGATAATTTTGACCGTATGTGTTATGAGTTGGCTCGTCAGTTATTATGTTCTGAAGAAGCGACTGCTAAAAGACTGACATGGGATCCACGCCATGGTGTTGAAGATATTCAGCGCATTGAGATCGGCAATTATCGAGCTCTTCTTATGCATGGCGATGAAGTTGGTAGATCTGGTTTTGCTTCTCCGGCCGGATGGCAAGCAGCAGGAAACAGATGGAAAGCTGGAGCTTACGACTGGAACTTTCAAGACATATACTTGGGTCATTACCATCGTCATGCACAAGAACCGTTATCAGATGGTCTTGGATCAGTATACTGGACCGGTTCAACGGAGTCCGATAACCGCTACGCGCGCGACTCTATGGCCGCCTCAGGTGTTCCTTCTCAAAGACTCCACTTCATTGATCCCGAACGAGGTCGTGTCACTGCTTGTTATCAAGTTTGGCTAGACTAATGAATCGCAAAGAGATCTTAGACGAAGCAACACGTTTAATTTATAACGATAGGCAAGCAGACTACGGAACTCCACAAGAGAACCATGACCGCATTGCAAAGCTTTGGAGTGTAGTTTTAGGCATTACCGTAGAACCTTGGCAAGTTGCATTGTGCATGAATCAAGTCAAAGTTGCTAGATTAGTCCAATCACCTGAGAAATTAGATGGTTGGGTAGATGGAGCAGCTTATATGGCTATTGGCGGAGAACTGGCTACGGAGGAAAAATGACAACACTCATTGCATTTCAGCATGATGACTATTGCATCATTGCCGCAGATACTCAAACAACCGGTTATGACATGCGAGCTGATTGTTCTCCTATGGGCAAAATTGCAGAGAATGGCAAGTATTTAGTTTCTGCTGCAGGTTTAGTTCGAGGCATGAATCTGATCCAACATGCTTTTAATCCACCAGCTCCTCCTAGAGCAAAGAATCTAGACAAGTTTATGGTCACTCAGTTTGTGCCAAATCTACGTAAAACTTTTGGAATCTCAGGTTATGACATTAAATCTGAAGGCTTTCCATCATCTTTTGAGAATGATTTCATAGTTGCCGTCAATGGAACTATCTACTTTATAGATGAAGTGTATGGATTAGAGAAGACAAAAGACAAGGTCTACACAACAGGAACAGGTGCCAAACTTGCCCTTGGAGCTGCTCACGCACTTGGAATTGACGAAGTAGATGATTATGAAGATGCTATTGAGATCTTAGAACAAGCGGTTAAAACAGCAATCCGATTCGATATCAATAGTGGTGGACAAGTACAAGTTGCAGTACAAACAAGAGCTGGAAAGAATCACATTGCATTCTTAGATTAAAAGAACAAAAAAGAAGCCCCTGCCTTTCGGCAGGGGCCTTTTTCTTTTTGTCTTAGCGAACCATCTCCAAGACTCGATCTGAGAGAGATGTTCCTTGATTCATCATGAATCGCTCACCAGCCGCAAAGTCATTAGCTGAACGAGTTGTGCGGGTCCATTGTTCGTACTCTGTGAAAGCATTAACAATTCCCCATGCTGTTCCTTTGATATTCTCCTGAGTTGGTCCGTTCCAAATACCTAGAAGAGTCTGCTGACGCTCACGAACATTGTTCTGTTGACGCTCAGTCATGTTGTTTTCATCTAATGGAAGAACATCTTTAACGATTGACCAGAAGTCAGAGTTAGCAACTTTCTTCTCAAGAAGAGCAGAAGATAGAAGATTGAACTCTTGATTTGACTTAAGAACAACTCCTAGAGTCTCACGAACATCTTCGATCTTGACACTCATACGAGCTGAATGGCGGAAAGAGATAGAAGAAGCATTAGTCCAACGAGTCATTCCGTTTGTGCAGATCAAGCGAAGATACTTGATTTCAAAGCGAAGTGAATCTGTTCCATCGTGAGTGTTTGAAGCAACTAAGAATGATTCGATTGGATCGATATTCTTAAGAGTAAGATCTAATGTGTCTGGAAGCTTTGCAGCCATGAAGATCTTCTTGCCACCGCGTAGTTCACCAGCTGACTGGTAAATTGCACCGGCTTCGTACATAACAGAATCCACAATGTTGACAATATCGTTATTCTGGACAATTGTATATGTAGGAGAAGTGATACCTAGAACAGAAGCTGATCCGTCCTTGTTAACACGAGTTGTAGCAACTTTGTCTTCGAGTTTGACGACTGTCACACCGTCATTGTTAATTGCTGTAGTTGAAAGTGGAGTGTGTTGAACTTCCCAATCAAGATTTGCATTCTCAAGAACTTGAGCTGCAGAGATTTGCTCGTCACTTGAATTTACCCATGTTGCCGTGCTGATCCATGGAGCCTTGCGACGTGCTGCGTTTTGGATTTGTACTGACATTTTTTCCTCCTGGCGATTTATTCTGATGGACTCATCAGCAGTGTCATTTAACACTGGACACTCCTTATGGAGTGTTTCGTCCTTAGCGATATCCTGCAGCGTGTAATGCACGAAAAATATTATCTACACGCTCAACATTGATCTTTTGGTGTTCATTTTCTTGCATGTAGTTTTTCATTTCAAACTCTTGCAATACACAATCAAGTTGTGCAATTTGCTTTGCATCGAATGTAACTGTGATTGTAGTTCCGATTGCTATTCCCATTTTTTACTCCTGGCGGTTTATGGCAACCGGTTGGTTGCTCATAGGTACATTCAATACTGTCCACCGGTATTTGTACACTCTATTGAAAAGATTTTTTTGGATCCTTTTGGAACCTTTTAGATCTTGATATGTCCAGATCGAGCGGCCAGGTTTGTCCCAGGACCACGGGCATATCAATCCGAGTATATTTATACTCACCACAAATGGACCCGCGTCCTGGTGGATCCTGGCGGTTCTGGTTAACTTATGTGCCACCAGCCAGAACAGATGTTCTAGTAAATAAGATCTTTTAGAAACATTTCCACAAATGGTGGATATATGTCCACAAACAGTGTATATTGATCCTATGAGCAACCGCTCATACTAACCGCCAGGAGGACAAAATGTCACACAAAATGATAAAGGTACTTGATGATTCAAAAGTTGGATTTCATTATGTATCACCAAAAGGAAATGTCCGTGTAGTAAAAAATGTTAACGATTCATGGGTTATTTCTTTGAATAATAAAGAAATTGAAATGTACGGAGTTGGTTACACAGCACTTTGCGTCGCTTCAAAGATTGCAGAGGCAAACTAATGAACACAATGTCACAAGAACAAATCAATTGGAACTACACATGTGGACTTCCAGTTAAATTCCTTTTAACAAAAATCGTTCTTAATTATGTTGAAGGTCGTTCATCACAAGAAGAATATGCTGAATACTACAGTCGCATGACACAAGATCAAAAGCAAACTGCTGATGACATGGTAATGGAAATTGCAATTGCTACAAAAAAGGAGATGATCTAATGACTCACTTAACTAAAGAATGGGCAACTCAGTTTGCTGCAAAACTTCGTTCAGATTATCCTGAACTATCTAGCGTCAATGAAATCATTGACCGCGCAAAAGCTGATGGACGTTTCGAATCAGAAATTGAAATGCTTGCGGTATGGGGCAGACTCATGAGAGGATCTGAATCATGAAAGTTTGTCATATGTGCGGTAAAGAAACTAATAAAATGCAAAATCGTTGGTACAAATATGACAATGGTGAGCATTTCATTGCTGGAGTTTGCACAAATTGTGCCGAATTACATGACAAACTTGTGAGCGCATCGTGAGTATTAGATCTGGTAAATTAAAATGTGCTGCGTGCGGATCTGATGTCATGGTTTCCAGTAGAGCATACAGTGGAATGCCGCGATGGGTTTGTGTTGTTCCAATATGCATAAACTCTGAGATTGCTTGGGATTTGGATGAATCCAATGACTTGTAATCTATGTTATGGAAAAGGATATATCTATCACTCTCATCAGGAGGAATATGATGTTGAAGTCTGTTCTTGTCAACAAACTAAGGGGACTAATAATGAAACTAACTAAGCGTGGCAAGCGAGTTCGTGCTGTATTGATCTTGATTGGTTTGTGGGCAATCTGGCAAGTGTCCATGAATCTTTGGTGGACAGAAGATGGTTATTGTTGGGGAACTATGGTTGAATGTATGTTGGACGATTAACCGGAGAACCGCCAGGTAAACCGGTTAATCGCATGCGGATTGTATAGCATAATTTATTTTTATGTTTATGTCCGCTGATAAAACACCATGCGGCAATGGTCGAATGGTCACTACGGACAGTTTAGGATGTGCACATGACAAATGAAAATAGAAAGTCCCTAACAACGGGGCAAGCTGCAAAGCTCATTGGACGCAACTCACGAACAGTACGACGTTGGGTTGATCTTGGAAAAGTTGAAGGTTACAAAACACCTTCAAACTTACGTTACGTTTATCAAGATGCATTAGATGCATTGATGAATGGAACCAAAAGCTAACTAACACAACGACTAGGAGGCAACTATGTTTGTGTTTATTTATGCTGTATCTGTCCGCCGTCAGAGGAACGATGTCTGAAGGTCATGGCAATCGCTGTAGCCTTTTTATTAGTATCACCAAATGCCAATGCGGTGGACTATAAAACAGCAGCAGCACGAGTTCCTCAAGATCAGATTGCTTACGCAAAATGTGTAAGTCATCATGAATCTAGAGGTAACTACAAAGCAGTAGGAGATCAGTCTTCCGCAAGAGGACGATGGCAATTCTTAGATAAGCAATGGAGACATGGTTTATCTTTTATGGTTGCAAACAGATTAGTAGATTATGGAATGCCGAAGTCTAAGACTAAGAAGCTGGTGAAACACCTGCAATCAAAGTCCATAGATCAATGGGAACCTATCTACCAAGATGTAGGATTTGTAGCAGCGTTGAATGCAAAATACCATTGGTCCGGTTGGACACATTGGGCAGTCAACTCAAAATGCAATGAACTAGTACCAACTCTACTAAAACGAAAGGCATAAAATGTCAGAAACCGCCAGGGAATGGTTCGAACCAAAGCAATTATCTTTATTGGCAGATCCGATTGATGAACAGTTCAACAAGTTTCATCATGAGAATCCACACATCTATCGTCAATTAGTTGATCTTGCTTATCAATGGAAATCAGCAGGCCACGATATTTGTTCCATTGATTTGCTAATCAACAAACTTCGATGGGAGATTGGTATTAGATCTTCGGGGGACCAATTTGCTATCTCGAATAATTATGCAAGTCGATACTCAAGACTAATTGAGGCAAACGAAAAAGGACTTGCTAATTTCTTTACTAAGAGAACTTTGAAGAGTTCATGGGACTAGAACGCATTGAAACAAAGCGTGGTCACAAGTATGTTCTTGATGGCCAACCTGTCAAAGGTGTTACTACTCTCATTGGATCTGGTATGCCTAAACCTGCACTTCCATATTGGAGTGCAAAACTAGTTGCAGAATATGTCTATGACAATTTTGCAAATCTTCCTAATCTAATTAACCGTGAACGTGAAGAAGCTGTCAAGTTCTTAAAAATGATTCCTTGGAATCAAAGAGACAAAGCAGGAGCACGAGGAACAGAGATCCATTCAATTGCTGAAACTATCATTCATGGAGGAGAAGCAGAAGTTGCTGGCGAGTTTGCTGAATACGTCAACGGCTATGTAGAATGGCTAGATCAATGGGAAGTAATTCCTGTATTGACCGAGAAAGTTGTAGCAAACAGAGTTCACGGTTATGCTGGTACTTTTGATGCAATTCTTAAGTTTGGCAATGGTCCATTAGCTGGTAAGACTTATCTTTGTGATTGGAAAACCAGTGCTGGAGTATATGGCGAAATGGCAATGCAAATTGCAGCATACGCAAATGCAGATTTCTATCTTGATGAAGAAGGCAATGAACAATCTTTGCCTATTCTAGATGGTTTAGGCATTGTTCACGTATCTGTTAATGGTACAACTTTCCATGAAGTTACAGATGCAGATCTAGCATGGGATTCTTTTCTAACTGTTATTGATTTGGCAAACAGATTAGAACACATTGAAAGTTTATTGACACAAATAGGGGGATTAAATGGACAAGCGTCTTGAAAATTATGTAGATGTACCTCACAGAATTAAACTATTCTATGAAAAGTATCCAGAAGGTTCGTTGCAAATGGATCCTGATTTGCAGTTCCAGACAGTGGGAGATCAAGTAATTGTAATAGGTAGAGCTTATGCTTATCGCAATCCACAAGATGAGAAACCTGGTGTTGGTACTGCTCAAGAATATTTACCTGGTAAAACTAACTTTACTCGAGGTAGTGAAATACAGAACCTTGAAACTAGTTGCTGGGGTAGAGCCATTGGCGCTTTAGGTATTGGCATCGATAAAGCAATTGCAAGCAAAGAAGAAGTAGAACTTGCAATTGAACGCAACAAACCAGATAAAGTTATGATGAAACGTGCAAATCCTGGTTTAAAGCAAATAGTAGAGTTGCTAGGAACGCAAGGCATCACAGAGAAGGATGCCATCTTAGCGGCAGTACGCGGCCTAGTAAGCCGTGAAATAAGTTCGAGTAGTGACTTAACTGATGATGAGATTGCTCTTATCATCAAACACCTGGCGGTTGTTGAGTCATGACTCGAATGTCTTGGGACAAATATGGATTGGAGATTGCGAGAGCAGCCTCCTATCGCAGTGAAGATCCATATCTAAAAGTTGGTGCATGTGTTCTACGCGGGGATAGAAGCATAATTAGCATCGGCTACAATGGGACTGCGCCTGGCGTCACGATTCCGTGGGAGGATAGAGACGCTAGGCGTGGTTTTGTAATACACGCAGAGGTGAACGCATTGCGTTATTGCACTCCAGATCAAACAAAAAATGGTTATATGTATTGTACGCATCATCCATGTTCTGAATGTATAAAAGTAATTGCTAGTTATGGAATTACTTCTGTCATGTATTCTGATCTGATAGATGGAACGATTTACGATCTAGGTGCCATTGCTGAATTAGCAAGAACATTTAACATTTCATTAAAACAGGAGGTAAAACCATGAGTGCTTTACAAATGATTTTAGATAATCAAAGAAAACTACAACTTAAGTCATATGGAGTGGACGTTACCACTCTTGATGAAGAACAACGAGCTCAATACATTCGTGACATGTCCTTGGCTTTAACAGATGAATTGCATGAAGCATTGAATGAAACTGGTTGGAAACCATGGGCTACAAGTCGGCATTTCAATCGTGCTGCTTTTGTAGGTGAAATGATAGATGTGCTTCATTTCTGGGCTAATTTAGTCTTAGTTGCAGGTGTTAATGAACAGTCCATTCTAGATCTTTACTTTGAAAAAGCAGATAAAAATGCTAAACGCCAACTTTTAGGTTACGATGGCGTAGAAGGTAAGTGCAAAACCTGTGGACGAGCATTTGATGACGCGGCTGTTCTATGTACTCCAATTGCTTGTGAGCACATAGAATGAAATACGTATTAGATGATGTAGTCACCTCATTTACAGATCGAATTGCTAGTCATAGATCTGCTTGGCCAAGAATGCAGAAGTGCATGGTCGACAATGCTTTTAATACTAAATCTGAAATTGCTTTTGGCAATGACCAACTTGTCAAAGAAGGCACATGGTTAGTATCAACTCCTATGGAATTCAAAGGTGAAGTCTTTAATCTATTTGGTGGATATACTCAAGAAACTAGAGACAGAATCGCCAGAGTTTTAGATATGGATCTTGCAAATATTAAAGCTTTAGATATGCCTATTGGTGACATTGAAAGAATTCTACGTCCACGTGCCGCAAAGACTGATTTTGATTTTACAGAATCAGAATGGACTAAGATTCGTGATCTCATGAAATGCGAAGTTATTAAACATGAAGATCTTGTTTTGGACATTCAGCGAGTAGTTATTGGCGACTCTCATTCAATTTCTAGATACAGAGCAAACACGGTTGTTTATCGTCATGATGGTTTGACTTTACATGGTTTAACTGAAAGAGGAATAGAACCTTACCTTCCTGATTATTTTGTACCTCATTTAGTAATTTACGCAGGAAATGTAGACATAAGACACCATTTATGCAGACAACTAGATCCTGAAGGTTCAGCACGTAGATTAGTCAGTAATCTTAGAATGCATTTAGAACACATGCAGCAAAAAGGAAAAATAGGAACATTTGAGGTTACTGCTCCATATCCTATTGAGTTCGAAGAGCGTAAAATTCCAAAAACAGGATTCTACAAAGGCACAGCTTTTTATGGGTCTCATCCTTCACGTGACAGGGTTCGTCAAGTTATGACCAATGAAATGAAATATCAATTTGACAATGTTCATGAGTGGCCAACAAATTGGTACATGATTGATCCAGAAGACTATGCTAAAACTTACATGGAAAAACCTGGATCTGTCCATTTATCTCCCGAGTTTTATGAATGGGACTTAGTTAATAATTACGAAAACTTTTCTCCTGAAGTATATCCAGGGAAGTTATTAGATGTCTAAAATAATTGAAACTATTTATTGGGAAGACTTTAAGAAGTATTACGAAAAGGCTGTAGTTTTGCAAACAATTAACATTGCAAGCGAAAACGGACGTGATACATCTGAAGATCTTCATGTTGATGATCCATTGCAGCATCACATAACTATTTATGACACAGTAGATCGTGAGTTTGCTGGATTTAGCAATGCTATACAACAGATTTGGTATGGCTCTAATAATCCAAAAAAGTGGCAAATTGATAGTCGTTTTGACGGTTACAATTTACACACAATGGATTGGTTTTATCTATTTATGATTCACAGAGTTACTGGATCAGGCGCTTCCTTTAGTTATGACCATGGATTTAGAAATAGCATACTTTCGGATATGGCTCTGAAAACAGATAACATGATTCATATGAGAAATTATGTATTAAGTGAAATGAGAACTGGTAGACCAATATTTACGAGCATTGGTAATCAAATCCCACAATTTCCAAAACCAAATGCAGAATATCCACGTGGATCTCAGCTCTATATCTCAGAATATATGCCGCATTTAGTTAAAGATTTTTATACTCATTTGTCTTACAATCCATTGACAATGTCAATTAGAGATGGAGTGGACTGGATCAATGAATGGCACAAATCGAGAGGTCTAAAATGTTTTCACTTTGTAATGACCGCATTCGTGATGGATGTTGCTCAGTATTTTCCTGATTTAATAGATCCATGGAGCAGAGTTAATTACGGTTCTAATGCAATTCAAGCATTAAACTTAATATTTAAGAACGAAGGTTACAAACAAAAAGACTTTCTAGATGCTGCAATGGATCGTATTTGCAAGGAATTTAGATCTCCATATGACCCACGTGACCATCAAAGAAATCTAGGAAAAGGTTTAAGCCTAGAAGATGTTGCTTGTGACTATGTCCGATATGTTGAATGCTATGTACCAAAAGGTTATGAACATCTCAAACCATGGCAAGTGACAAACAAATCACTTATACCTCATCACACAAAACATTGGACTTACAACAAACATTTGGAGGCTCACAATGTTTAAGATAACCACAGATTCGTCAAGTAAGTACTCACATCGGCATAGAGATCAGTGGTTAGATCTTGCTGGTGATTGGACTGATGAAACACAAGCGCCAAATATAGGTACATTTCATGGAGCAACAATTTGGGATGATTCTGTAACTGGAGTTGGCACAAAAGGTCGATGGGGAGATCTATTGGTTAAAACCATGGAATCAGATCATTTGGTTTATGTCCAACCAAGAGTCGGTTGGGCAGGAGTTTCGTTAGCTGCTCTGGCAAAAAAATATAACAAAAAGTTAACATTGTTTATGCCTTCATCAAAAGTAGTCAGTGACCATCAATTAGTCTGCATTGAAAGAGGAGCAAATCCAATCTTTCGAAGAATTGCAGCAATGCCAGTTCTGAACAAGTATGCCAAAGATTGGGCAGAACAAAATAATGCTCAATTTGTGCCATTTGGTTTAGATCATCCCCTAGTTGTTGCAGCTGGAGTTAAATCAACAATTCAACAATGGGGAGACCGAGATGAACCAAAAGATGTTGTATCAGTTATTAGTACAGGAGTTCTTACAAGAACTCTCCAAATTGCTTGGCCAAATGCAACCTTCCACGGAATTGCAGTTGCTAGAAACCTTCATCCAGGAGAGATCGGAAGAGCGGACGTTACAACTTACCATAAAGCTTTCAGAGAAAAAGCTGACTATGCGGACGAAATCAATAAGGAAATTAACTCCGCACCAACATATGATTGCAAAGGTCTAGAAAGGTTTATGTTGGACAAAACATCTGCTCCTAAAACAAATTCAACTTTATTGTGGAATGTGGCAGGTGACGTAAAACCAGTTATAATGGACCATTCACAAGTTGATAGTTTCAGAGAATGGGGTGAAGTTAGATGATTACAATCATCGAAGGTTCTGATGGAACAGGTAAAACAACTTACGCTCAAAAGTTAACTGAACGATACAATGCACAATATTTACATGCTCAACAACCTAGAACAAGGTTATGGTCCGATGAATACATTCGACCGTTAACTTCTAGTAACATGGTTTTAGATCGATGGCATTTAGGTGAAGTTGTATGGCCAAAGATCTATGGAAGAGTATCATTGTTTGATGAAACAACATTTGATTATTGCAATTGGGAACTTGCTAAACTAGGAGCTAGGTTAATCCTATTAACAAGATCAGAAGATGCGATAGCTGAAGAATTGTTAAGACGAGGTGAAGAACTAGAGATTGATTTTGTTCTACACTCAAGATCTTTATTTGTAGAAGCTTTTAGACAAGTAAAATATTTAGACAAAACAATAATCCATAGTGAGGTGGTCAGGTAATGCATATAATTACAGAAAATCCAAGCGAAGCTTTAGAGTTAGCAACTCAATATGTAATTGAGCATGGTGAAGCAATATCTCCTCGTGGTATGGTCACTAGAGAGCTGCTTAACGTCACTTTACAAGTTGAAAAACCATGGAACATACCTGTATCTATGGAAAACCGCAAACTTAACCACAATATTGGTATCAAAGAAGCATTACAACTTGTTGGACAAGTTACTGATCCAGAAGCAATGACAAATACCAGTCAAGTGTTTGGAAAGTACATGGATAACGGAATACTTCATGGTGCTTATGGTCCACGTATTCACGGTAATCTCAATAAGGTTGTAGATCAATTAAAGAAAGATTACTCTACAAGACAAGCAGTTTTGACTATATTTGACTCAAATAAAGATCTAAATGTTGATGTGAAAGATGTTCCTTGTACATTAAACCTACAGTACTTCATTAGAGACAATAAGTTAATTGCTAGAACAAACATGAGAAGCAATGACGTATTTTTAGGTCTTCCATATGACCTGACTCAATTTATTGCATTACAAGGTGCAATTGCCAAAGCTTTAGATGTCGAAATGGGTCAATATGTACATGTTGTAGGTAGTTTACACATTTACGATGAACACATTCCACAAGCTCAATGGATTAAGGCATATTTTAATGGTTCATTTAAGGATTACGAACCAATGTGGACTGGAAATACAATTGGCGAGATCAGTCATACTGCTAGATCTATACTAAAAGGCAACATTCCGGATCATTTAACTCGATTTGAAAGATTCTTGGCAGGTAAAATCAATGACTGAGCCAGTTGCTAGATGTGAAGCATGCGGAGCATGGACTTATCTCTATGCTTTAGATAAACTTATGGGTAATCCTCATTTTTGCATTGATTGTAAAGCAAAGCAGAAAGGAAAACGCCGTGTTGCCTAATCAAACTGAAGTAGTCAAGCGACTTAGCGAACTTTCTCGTATGTTAGACTCTGCAACAGATGAAATTGCTATGAGTGACGATAAAGCAGTAAGAGCAAAAGGTTCTTATGAGGTTGCCTATGCAAGATCTTTTCTGCAATCAAATGGATCGATGGACGTCAGAAGACAAGAAGCAATTTTGGCTTGTGCTGATTTACGCCTAGCAATGGAAATTGCAGAGGCAGAAGTAAGAGCAATTAAAGAACGAATAAACACTTTAAGATCTCAAATATCTATTGGGCAATCACTTTCAGCCGCAATTAGACAACAGTTCAGTGCAGAAGGTGTTGGTCAATATACATGAGAGCGAGAAGTAAAAAAATGGCAAACAAGTACATTCAAAGAAGAATTCTAGTTAGATATATGCTAGAAACTTATCCAATGTGCCAACGTTGTCATGTAAAAGCCTCAGAGGAAGTGCATGAAGTTAAAAGTAGAGCGCGTGGAGGATCTATTCTAGAAGTCGAAAACTGCCGAGCTCTTTGCCATAACTGCCATTTTTGGATTACAACTAATCCTGCAGAAGCTCTTAAAACAGGCTGGTTAAAGAATTCTTGGGATGAATGATGCCAACTTATGACTACAAATGCCAAAGATGTGGAATCACCGTTGAAGTCAGCCACTCAGTATCAGAGCACGGTCCTAGATGTGATTGTGGAGAGGTTATGCAAAAGATTTTTACCGCTGTACCCGCTATTTTCAAAGGTGATGGATGGGGAGGCAAAGAATGACAAACCTATCTAGAAAACGTAGAGGTCGAGAAACTGAATTGATCTTTGCTGAGTATCTAAAACGTCAAGGCTGGATTTATGCAGAAGCTAGTAGTTCATCGGCGGCAGGAACGGATATAAAAGGAGTTATCGGTGTTGATTGGGAACTAAAGGCTAGAGCAGACTTTGATCCTAAATCAGCAATGAAACAACAAGCAAAAAGAATAAAAGAAGGCGTAATCCCCATCGCTGTATTAAGACAGAATGGACAAGGTGAAGCCGACATTGAGAATTGGCCAGCATGTGTTCCAGTAAGAATAATGATCCAATTACTCAAAGAAGCAGGTTATTTATGACAATAAGAGATTTAGAGTTCAAGGTAGAATCAGCTGCTTGGATGAAAGATGCTAATTGCACTGATCCAAGCATTGATCCTGATTGGTTTTTTCCAGATAGCGAACATCCAACCAATTTAGAACAAAGAGCAGCTTTAAGTATATGCCAGAATTGTCCAGTACAAATGAATTGTCTTGGATATGCAATAAAACATTGGCCAGTGTATGGAGTATGGGGTGGCATGAAAAATAAAGACATTAAAGATCTAGTCCGACAAATAAAGGAGCAAAAATGAGTGCAGCAATAACAATCAAAGGTCGCGTTGGTAAAGATATGGACATTAAGTTTACACAACAAGGTAAAGCTTATGTTCCATTTAGCGTAGTGTCCAATACACGAAAGAAAGTTAATGATGAATGGGTAGATGCAGACACAAGTTGGTGGGAATGCAAAGCGTTTGGAGGCTACGCGGAGGCTCTTGTAGATAACATTAAACGAGGCGATCTGGTGACTATTACAGGCACAATTAAGCAAACGACATGGATTGACAAAGACGGAAATAAGCGCTCGTCATATGAGGTTTTGGTTGATACTATTGCTAAGCAAATTGTTGTGCAAAAGTATCATGGCACTCCAAGAACTAAGAATCCAGATCCAGTTGCTTGGGATCCTACAGAAGCGGTGTTCTAATGTCAGTTAAAGCTATGACCTATGTATGGGAAAACTCTCCTTACAATGGCAATGCTTTAATTGTCCATTTAGCATTGGCAGATCATTGTGATGACCAAGGTATTTGTTGGCCAAGTCAACAATATTTGGCAGATAAGTGCAAGATCAGTGTGAGGCAGATCCGTAGAATCATTCATCAAATGATTTCTGATAACTATTTGTTTATAGAACAGCACTCTAGAGCTGGCATTTCTAATAATCGTTACAGATTGTTATATAAAAAGCCGCAGGTCACTGATGTCCTGTCCACGCATGATGACGACTCAGAACGTCCTGCGGCTGAGGTCACAGCTATGGCCAGCGGTAGAGGTCAAGCTGGTGGCCACCCTAATCATCATATAACCATCAATAATCACCAGAGAAAAGGTCCACCAGAAGAAGTTAAATTGTTAATGGAAAAGCTAAGGAAGAAAAATGGATAAATGCCTTAGTTGTAGAGGGGTAAGTGAAAAAGGTGCTTGTCCACATTGCAGAAAAAGATTAAAAAAAATGCTGAATGAGTTAATTGCTTTCATAGATCTTCTAGTTGCAAGTCCTTCCCTTAGACAACAGGTATCTTCTAAACAAGAAGGTAGAGGCTCATTATCTGATAGATCAGTAATCAATGTCCAGATTGTAGATCTTATTGCTAAAACAGGTGTTCAAAGTGTTCTTCAAGCATGGTGTGAATATGTTGTAGAAACAAGAAGTCTGGACACTAATTGCCTAAGATCTACAAAGGAGACAAACAAACTACATTCATTGCATCGTGTATTAGATACACATAATGATTGGTTAGCAGATAGCGAACTGTGGACTGATTACTACAATGAGATTAAAGAACCATGGACAACATTAAGAAGTATTATCTATGGTGAGAGAAAACCACCTAAGGCTGTTAAATGTCCTGTACAAGACTGCATTGGTAGTTTAAGATTAGAACCTAATGGTGATGTCCATTGTCTACATGACAACACGCACCAATGGGCATATGAACAGTGGTCTAGGTTGGCTAAGTTGATGGTAGAAACCTCTGTACAATCACAGTGATGTAATTTATAATAGGAATCACCGAACTACAGCTATCTAAAAAATCGGACGCTAATGAATAAACCATGCTTAGATTGTGGTGTGTTAGCAAATAAACCTAGATGTCCTATGTGCAATAAGAAGTATCAGAAGTTCAAAGCAACCTCTCGTCCTTCACGTGCAGATAGGGGTTACGATGCAAATTGGAAAAGGTTATCAAAACAACTAAGACTATTACAACCTTATTGTTCTATTTGTAAAGCAACCAACGATTTAACTGTGGATCACATAATCCCGTTATCGAGTGGTGGTCTCACAGTTGAATCCAATCTTCAAGTCCTATGTAGACGATGCAACAGCAGCAAAGGTACTTCCAGTCCTAAATAACAATTTGTTATACTAAATCCCATAGAGGGCCAACGGGTGGTATGGTATGGCCTAAAACTACATGTAAAAACTACGCTGGATACCCCGCATCCATGGAAGCGTACAAAGTATCAAAATTATTGATTTGACCAAACTGGAGGAATTTGATGACCGCGGGTCGTCCACGCAAACCTATCGAGCAGAAGCGCAAAACAGGCCGAACTCCTACAACGGATTCAGGTGGTCGCAAACTTCCTGATGTTCAGAAGATCACTGTCTTGCCGATGGCCGATGGTATTCCTACTCCTCCTATGGATCTCGGCCTAGAAGGTAGAGAGCTTTGGGGAAAAGCATGGGATCGTGCAATCACTTGGCTTTCTCCTGTAAGTGATTTAACACAAGTCCATCATGCATGTCGAGTTGCAGATGATCTTAATTTGGCAAGAACAGTTTACAATACGACACGTGATTCACAAGACGGGCGGCTTGTGGTTGCACTAAGTAAATCTTTCCATGAGGCTTTGGCCTCGTTAGGATTTACACCAACATCTCGCTCGCAATTAGGCGTAGCGGAGGTTAAGCGTGTCACAGCTCTCGAACAACTTATTGCTACCAAACGAACCAAGTAATTCTTGGCCTCCTAAGTGGCTTACACCTGTTTCCGAAGAAGATCAATTAAGAGGCGATGGTCCTGTCTATAAACAGTTTGCTGAAACAGTATGTCGCGTTACTAAAGATTCATTAGGCGGACAAGCAGGAGAGTTAATTCGTTTTCGTAGTTGGCAAGAGAACCTTCTCAACCATGCTTTAGCAAGAAAAGAAAACGGTAGATTTAAGCACCGCATTGCTTTAATTGGAATGGCACGTAAAAATGGTAAGTCTGCTCTTGGTGCCTCTGTTGGTCTAGCAGGTTTAACACTAGGTGGACAAGGTTCTGAGATCTATTCATGCGCAGCAGATAGAGATCAAGCACGAATTGTGTTTGGTACTGCTAAGCGAATGGTTGAATTAGACGAAGAATTGTCTAAAATGTTTACTCTTTACCGCGATGCAATTGAATATAAAGATACAGGTTCTGTCTATAAAGTCCTCTCGGCAGAGGCTTACACAAAAGAAGGTCTCAATCCGTCACCTCTTGTGATCTTCGATGAAGTTCATGCGCAGCCAAATCGTGAACTTTGGGATGTAATGTCTCTTGCCGGAGGCGCAAGATCTGATTCTTTGTTGTTCGGTATTACTACAGCTGGTGTAAAAACTCAGACTGATGGTCAAGATTCTTTGTGTTATTCACTTTACCAGTACGGACAGCAACTAGTTAAAAAAGAATTAGAGGATCCGTCATTCTTCTTTGCTTGGTGGGAACCAAAGAATGTTGAGGCAGATCATCGAGAACGATTCATGTGGGAAGAATCAAACCCAGGTTTTAACGACATTGTCGACTCTGAAGATTTTGAGTCTTCGGTGCTTAGAACACCAGAAGCAGAATTTCGAACTAAGCGAACTAACTGCTTTGTTTCAACAGCTACTGCTTGGCTCCCTACCGGAAGCTGGGACGCATTGGTTGACAAGGACAGAGTGCCAATGCAAGGTGAAGACGTCATTCTCGCATTCGATGGAGCCTTCTCTAACGACTCTACAGCACTAATTGCGTGGCTTGTAGGTTCTGAAAAACCACATTTAATGGTTGTAGGACTATGGGAAAGACCAATTGATGCGGATCAAGCGTGGCATGTGCCTGTTGCAGAGGTCGAAAAGACTATTATTGACACTTGTAGAGACGGTAGATTTAACGTAAAAGAGATTGTTTTCGATCCTGCACGATGGAATAGAACCTTTATGGTACTAGATGAAGATGGTTTACCGTGCGTTTCGTATCCAAACTCAGCAGAACGTATGGTCCCTGCTACACAAAAGTTCTATGAAGCTGTAGTCAATCAGTCATTTACACATGATGGTGATGAACGTCTTGCACGACATGTGGCTAACTGTGTGACTAAGCAATCATCAAGAGGGGTCATGGTTGCTAAAGCTTCATCTAGAAGAAAAGTAGATGCTGCTGTTGCTTCCATCTTTGGTTATGACCGAGCAACACAACCTCCTGCACCTAAAGAACCAGTTGCAAAATATTTCTCAATACAAGTATGAGGAGCATCATGAAAAAACTTGACTTTGCTTTATTAACAGAATTGGCAGGAGTAATTCTTGTCGCCATCGGGGTCGCTATGTTCTCAGTTCCTCTTGCCTTTGTAACGGTAGGCGGATTTCTTATTTGGGCTACAGAAAAGGCTAATTGATGACCGCTGGTATCTACAATACA